CCCAATCGCAACAACACTCGCAGTTTTAGCACTTGGATTATCTATCGGGGTATTAATCGGATGGTGTATTTAGCAATAGCTCTATTTTGCGCTGTAATCGCGCTAGAGCTTAGTTTAAGGGTAAAGCAGTACAACTACATACAACGTAAAGAAATTGATCAAATACGAGCAATGAGGGGATTTTGAATGAAAACCAAACTAACGAAAGAACAAGCAGTTATTATTTCAGGATTTACTGGTATTTTGTGTGGTGAGTTTTCAGACCTTCATGCTGATGTTGAAAAGCGATTAGGTCGTGGTGTTCAGACTTTTGAATTTGGAATTAAGGGATTTATTGCTGAGGTTAAAAAACTCTACGAAGATGACTTTATTGAAATAGCAACGATAGACAGTAAGAAAAGTTGCGCTGATTTTGCTTTAGTGAGCAAAGATAAGCTGCACGAGTGGAAATGTATGGCTCGAAGATCGGAAGAATTGGGTTGCCCCGATTGTTACGAATCACGCGGATATTCACACAACTTAGCCGAAGAAATTGAAGCACAGGAGCAAAACCAATGACCCACATCCACCTAAGCGCCATCATCGTAGTGGCATTAATGATTGCCCTGCCGACTGGCTGCATTTACAACAACGCTGAACGTCAAGCCAAAGACATTAAAGCCTGTGAATCAGTAGGCGCAAGATGGCAGTATTCAAGTTTAACCAAGCAAGTGAATTGTGTGCCGAATAGGAAGTATGTGAATGAAGACTAGGGGCGACATAGAGAAGCAAATAAAAGGTATTAAGCGGTTTATTGGAAGCCACAAAGAACAGATGAACCTTTATAATGAATCAGGCGATTTAGATAAAATTGTCGAGTACGCGCAAAAAATACAGAAGCTAAAAATTGAACTTGATCTATTGGAGTGGGTATTAAATGAACCAAATTAAACAAAAAATCGAAGAAATCGGATTAAGCCAACGTGAAATTTCAGTGCGCTTGGGCAAAAATCCGTCCTACTTAGCAGGGGTGTTTCGGTCAGGTCTAAGCACAGCAAAGCAAGCTGAGTTAATGGCTGATATTGAAGTTGTAGTGGGTGGGGGGACTGTGCAGAGCAAAAACCAAATTATTGCTGAGTTGTCGCAAAAATTATCAGACGCACAAGATTATAATGCAAGACGAATTAAACTTCTGGAATCCGCTGATGATTGGTCTAAATGGAAGCAAAAACAACTAACCGAAACGCAAAAATACTTACTTGAAGCAAACCAAGAAGTTGAGCAAATCGAAAGCAAATATAAATCTGTACTGATATTTAATTATGTGCTGTCACTAGTTATTTTAGGGGTTGCCATCTCATGGGTGTTAGCATGATTTTAAAAGAAAATGATTTACCTGATAATATTATTCAGAGCTTGGGTGAAGTTTCATAAACAAGTACAATAACCTCCATAATTGGAGGTTTTTTAATGAACAGAAAAGTTATACGAGTCACAATCCGAATAAACGGTCAGGATCAAATCTGCACAAGCGAGAATGAATACAATCAATTGCAGTCCACTGGCTTGAGAGTGTCTTGCAATATCATCAATGGCAATGGTGCGGTCTCACCAACAGCTAATATTCAGATATATGGCTTAGCTTTAGATAAGATGCTCAAGCTCATGCGGATTCAATGGAACACAATGGGCGCGGTACAAAACACAATACTGATTGAAGCAGGCGAGGAAGGTAGCGAACTATTTAAAGTCTATAGTGGTAATATCACTTTCGCAAAAATAGACATGGCTAATGCGCCAAACGTATCACTCAACATTGAATCTCAATCCGCTATTGTGGACTCCCTCCTTCCTGTTCAATCTAAAATATTTGAAGCGAACACCGATGCAGCAGCAATGATTGAAGATATCTGCAAAGACATGGGATACCGATTCGAAAACAACGGTGCATCAAAAATCATTGCAGATGGTGGCACGTATAACGGAACACGAATCAATATGATCAAAAGTATTGCCGATGCTGCCGACTTTGATTTGTATATCGAGCAAAACAATATTGCTATATGTCCAAAAGGCGGTCCACGTAAAATCCCTGTACCAATCATTTCACCTAAGACCGGTCTTGTCGGTTATCCAATACCTGACGTTCGTGGTGTGTCATTCAAAGCCTTTTATGATCCGCTCATTCGATTTGGTGGTTTAGTGGAAATCCGAGATAGTATTTTGGGTGATACGGTCAATGCGAAATGGAGAATTTTCGGAACAACAGTTACAATAGAGGCCAATGTAGATGGTGGTGCATGGTTTATCGAATGCAACGCTTCACCGGCAGGAGAGAATAATGTCGCTATTGCAAGATAATCAACCTGTTTTAAATGCACGACCTGAGCAAACAGTGGCAGGCGCAGCGCAGGATATGTATATCATCAACAATCTGATTGCAAATATTCACACGATGATGCCTGTTAAGATTTTGAGTGTCACCGTTCCTGCTGACGAACTTGCACCAATTGGTCGCTGTGAAGTCCTACCATTAGTTCAGCAAATTGACGGCTCAAATAACGTCTACCCAATGGGAAAAATTATCAACGTTCCCTATTTGCGTGTGCAAGGTGGATCGAATGCTATTGTAATTGACCCGCAAGTTGGTGATGTTGGTCTATGTGGATTCTGTGAGCGCGATATTTCCATCGTGAAAAGGACTGGTGAGATATCCGCACCTGACACACGTAGAAAGTATGACATCAACAGCGCAGTCTATATGTTCACAATGATGTCGGGAACGCCTACGCAGTATATTCATTTCTTGGAAAATGGCATAAACATCAAGACTACTGGCGACTTAAACATTAATGGCTTGATTATCAAAGCAGATGGCACATTGATCACGAAGGATGGTGTTATTGTGGATACACATAACCATGCACAAGCCAATGATAGCGCAGGGAACACAGAGCAAGATGTGGGAGCGCCGAAGAATGGATAGAATGGATGATGGGTATGGGCTTGGCAAGCATGTAGGGGGATGGGTTTTATAATGGCACGCACACTATTCTTAATGCCCTCAACATGGGACTTAGCACTTGATGTTGAGGGCAATATCGCATCCGCAACAAGCACATATCAGCGAGCACAAGATATTTGCTCCGCTTGTCGTGTATTTCGTGGTGATTTGTATTTCAGTAAATTGGAAGGCATTCCCTACCGTGAGTCAATTTTAGGCAAGAGCGCCTATCCAATTGGGCTGTACCGGTCTGAATTAAATCGTGCTGCATTATCCGTAGATGGTGTTGTTTCTGCTAATATTAAACTTAATCAGTTAAATAACCGGATATTGACAGGCATGATCGAATTTACCGACATTGAAAATAATACTGCAACGGTGGCGCTATGATCCCAAAACCAACAGTCACCGATAAGGGGATTATTGCCCCACCAAGTGAAGAAGTATTGCAGGGTCTTTGGGCTATGTTTGTGGCTGCTTTCGGCCCTGATATTACCCAAGTGCTGAATACGCCACAAGGTCAAATGTCAACATCGCTGACAGCTTCATTCCGAGACCGCGATGATCAGATGGTTCAGCTCATGAACCAAATCGACCCACAGTACGCGACAGGTATTTGGCAAGATGCTATTGCTCGATTGTATTTTTTGACTCGACAGGGGGCTACACGATCAACAGCACAAGTTACCTTTTTTGGCTTGGCAGGCTCAGTCATTCCGCAAGGCTTTCAAGTCCAAGATCAAGCAGGCAATGTTTGGTTGTTGAAAGCACAAGCAACTATTTTTCCTAGTGGTGAGGTTAGCGCCATTGTTGAATGTCAAACTCTTGGGCCTATTTCAGCATCACCAAACACAATTACTATTATTGTTCAGGCGTTGGCAGGTGTTGATCGTGTAGAAAATCCAAATGCAGCAATTACAGGCAGAGCGGAAGAATCACGAGATGATTTTGAGATCCGCAGACAAGAGTCAGTATCTGCAAACTCCAAAAATACTGACAGCTCAGTTCGTGGCTCAATAGCAAATCTACCTGATGTTTTAGACGTTTGGGTAAAATCCAATCACACTGTAGCGCCGGTAACAATGGGTATTACCAACTACCCAGTTTTGCAACATAGTATTTTGGTTTCTGTTGTCGGGGGTGATGATTACGATATTGCAGAGCAAATTTTAATTAAAGCAGGTTCGGGTTGTGGCTTCACTGGAAATACAGAAGTAACGGTTACTGATAATGATGCTCTTGCTGTCACACCGCCACAATACAACATTGAGTTTTTTCGCCCAACATCAACAACAGTAAAATTCAAGATCGCTTTCTTTGATATTACACAGCTTTCATTCCAAAATCAGCAAGCCATTAAGAATGCTATCTTGACCGCGTTAAGCTCAGGCAGAACAAGGGCGCGTATCGCTCAAAACTTACGTGCTGTGCAGTATGTGTCTGCGGTTACAAGCGTAACCGATCTTGAGTTGGTATCAATTGAAGTCAGTCTTGATGGCGTAACCTGGGTAGATCGCTTAGAATTTGGCGTGGATCAATTCCCTGTATGTTCACCGGCAGATATTGAGGTGGTTTAATGTTTAGAATTGAAGACACTATCTCCTCACAATATGCAAATAGTCCGCGCTTGATGTTGATCATTCAAGAGTTGCATAACGCGATCGACCCAACTAAAAACATACAAGACTTTTATCGCATCATGTGGAACCTTGAAACAGCACAAGGGGTTGGGCTTGATAAATGGGGTCGCATTGTTGGTATTGGGCGAAATGTTCCACTGCAAAACCCAGAAGAAGAATCTTTCGGATTTCATACAGACTTGCCTGAGCCAAAGTTTACCCCTTTCAATGTCGCACCATTTCGAACCGATTCAGGTGGTTTTAATGCTTACTCACTTCCTGATAGTCTCTATCGAAAATTGATTTTTGCAAAAGCATTCGCAAATATTATTTTAGCAACCGCACCAAACATTAATAAATTGCTAAAAATTCTACTTGAAACACCGTCTGTTTATTTATTGACAGGCATCATGCAAGCAAAGTATCAATTTCAAGGCCGGTTGTCTGCTTTTGATCGAATGATTGTATTTCGGCTTGGGTTACTTCCAGAGCCTTGTGGTGTAGCAGTAGATTATGAAGAAATACTACAAGGCTTCCCATTAAACGGAACGATATTGCTTGATGGCACAGCACAACTAGGAAATTAATAAATGGCAAACCCTGATTTAATCCTTATCCCATTCGCCCAAGATGGCGACAAAAACACAATTCCATTAGAGCTTGGAATTGGTGATCCTGTTTATCGAGCATCCCTCAAAGCTGGATTTCCGCCTGATACACGAATCCCCAAAGACATTGGTGGTGAAGCACCTGACGGATTAGATATGAATGGTATCTTAAATGTCTTGTCCCAAGCTATTGTATTTATGCAAAAAGGCAACGCTTATCAGTTTGATGCTAGTCTTGCACCCTATCCAATTGGGGCATTAGTGCGATCAAATGACAACTTAACAACTTTCCAAAGTACGATTGCTTTAAACAGCAATAACCCTAACAGCAACATGACCGGTTGCGTTATTAACATGGGTCTGGGTTTATTGTTGATTACATCTTTTAATGAATACATTTTGACCGGCCCCACTTCCTTTACCTGCGATTTTATCTTCCCATCTTTAATTAACCTAGAAAGGGTAGTTCTTGCAATCTTACCCTTATCAATCATTTCAGTAAAGCTATAATATTCGTCCTTGAACATTGAGTAAATATACTGGAACTTTGCGGTTCCACCTAATAAATTCAAAAAGCCAGGACATTGCTCCTGACTTTCTGTTAGTTCTCCAAAGGGGATATTACTTAATCTTTTTTTGTTGGGCTTTTATTTCTAACTCCCCCTTTCGGAAGTCCTGCCATGTTTTTATGCTATACCTTATAAATTTAACTACTCCAAACATAACCGCCAAGCCCCAGAGAATGTCAGCCTTCCAGCTTCCGATGTTTAATATTATAGCGCCAATATATGATCCTACTCCTAGCCATGACAATACGGTTAAAAAGAGTTTTGCTTCCATTCTGTTAGGACTTGCTTTAAGGTTAAGAAAACCACCACGCTTAACGCTACTATGAATAGCGTGTTCACTATGTAAGGATGATTGCTTCCCATTCTTAGAAACGTATCCAGGATTCTGAAAATTAATCGGCATATGGAATAGATTAAAATATAAAGGATAGTTTTTCTATGGTTTGGGAGTAATTGATACAGCGCCATTATAAAGAAAGTGTCACAAGTATTGGCCCATATGTAATATATATTCTTCCATGTCTTAATATCAAATACGGCATACGTATGGAATATCAATAACCCGGCTATATACAATATAAGGGCCGCAAATGGAGCATTACGGAATATCTGGCGGTTCAGGATTATTGCCACCTCCTTCATCTTCTTCATCGCTCTGCGCTTGAACCTCATCTGCCACCACCGGGATATTCTCTGGCTGTGCTGGCTCGATTGGTTCTGGTAGTTCATCATGATTTGCTAGTTTTAAAAGCGAACTAAGAAATTCATACAGTATATTATCGGCTGGTTTTGCATGAACTTCATTATGAGACTTCCATCTTTCTAACTGCTGCCTCAAATCGGCTAATTTTTGATTTTGTGACATTGATTTCTATTTTTTAGTTACAATTAAATCATCCTTGGCTATTTTCTCGGCAATTTTCCCCGCAAACTTATCCGAAGCCATTACCCCGATATTTTTTAATACCATGAATGCTCGGTCAATCAATATCCCCTCAGCTATTACAATTAATATC